CAAATTTTTCTTCATTGTATATTTTAACTCTTTCTACTAAGTGATTTAGTGTAAAGTTTTTCAAATTGTTTGATGATATATCATCAGCAATATCATACAGAGTTGCTTGATTTTTATTCTCGCCCTTACGGAGAATACGACCTATAGATTGAAGATTACGAACACGCGATTTAGAAGGTGATGCAAAGATAACGTTATGAAGATTGCGGATATTGATCCCAGTAGAGAAAGTTCCATAACTAGCAACAATAATCGCGTCTGTTTCTGTTTCACAGATTTGCCTAGCTGCTTCCCTTTCTTCCGTATCTACACCACCATGAATAAAGAATACCTTGCGGGTATCGCCTACCTTATTATTTATGAGGTCATAAAGTACGTCTCCATGCTTTTCGACATAAGAGAAGAGTACTAGTGTGTTTCCACTAAGATCTCGACACAAGTTACGTATTAATTTGTTACGACCTGGGTGAGAAATTATGTAATCAATTTCATCTTGATATGATTCAAATTTAGTAAATTTGTGTTTCAGCAGAAGAACTTTAATTTTTAATCTACTCAAATGACCTTGTTGCATCAACTCACTTGTTTTAGTAACTTGGTTACATCTGCCAAATATTCCTTCCAGAACTAATTTATTTGTATAACTTCCATCAAGAGTTCCTGTAAATCCAATACGATACTTACAATCATACAACTTAGTCATGATACCTGTAAGTGATTTTGCTTTTGCTAAGTGTGCTTCATCAACGATCACACCATCAAAATCATTGAACCATTTTTTATCTTCCTTGTAGATAGACTGCCAAGTTGTAATAACAACGTCAGCATCAATACCATACTTATCTCTACCTGCATAGATCTTATGGCAGTGTGCTGAAGCATTCCAACCGTAGTCTTCAAAATCTTTATACATCTGCTCTACCAGAGATGTAGTAGGAACGACAAGCAGCATTTTCCTACCAGCATTTACATGATAGCGAATGATGGAATAGATCATCAGAGATTTTCCTGATGCTGTAGGAGATAGTAAAAGTCTTCTATTGTATTTGAGTGCTTCGTAGATTGCTCTGTACTGATAGTCTCTTACCTTGTGGGGCATACCAAGAGACTTGACAAATGAAACTACGGCTTCTGGAGACACGAACTCGTTTACATCGTGAGGATGACCATAGAATTTACACTCTGAATGTTCGTAAGTGTAACCTCTTTCATTACACCATTCTTCAAGATATTCTACAAGACCACAATACAATTCTCCTGTTCCTGGAGAATAAAGACGGATCTTGCCGTCCCAAACGCGATTGCGAAACTGTGGCATGTATTTCGCGTTTGGAACATCAAAGGTAAAGTATTCTGCTAGTTCTACGTTAATATGTGGTTCTGTTTCAATTTTTAGATATACTTCGTTCTTCTTACGAATTTTAAGATTCATTCTATACTCCCGATTTAAATCTCTCCCACTCGATTGCATTCTTAATTTGATAGGAGCGATTATTCACCATCTTTAAGATGCTGTCCAAGTAAGTGAGCATCTGATCTATGTAGTCCAGTTTATACTGTGCCTTTTGAATGTCCTCATCGGCATCGAGGAACATTTCAATTTCATCTTTAGTTGTAAGTTTGAGATCAAATGGAATTTCTTTGTAAAGTTCTTTTGGTGCTTTACCCTTGTAATACTTCCACTTATCTCGAATGAGTGTCTTAAGTTTATATTCACTCTCCTTCTTCATTAAGGAGAATGTGTTATACAACTCAAAGTATTTCATGTGTAGTTGTGGAACACGGAGAGATTCTTCGCAAAGAAGATCGGCATCCATCTCCGAATCTTTCTTCCACATGTCTTGAATTTGATCTAGGTTCATAATGTAATATCAGTGTTATCAATTATTATACCATGCACTATCAACAATTCTTGCTCCAGAATTTATTGTTCTGATCTCATAGTAGGTGTATGTAAATGATGCTGTTGCCTGCATAAAATTTGTTTCGCTGACAGTAGCATCAAAATCTAATGTTGAGAGCGATGTTGGTATAAGATCAATAAATTGAACTTCAAAGTTGTTATTAAAGTTATTTGTTAATACTTGTAATGTGCCATCACTAAAAATATTTCTATCTTTAACTCCATTATTATATTTCACTTTATCTTCAAATTCCGCCCTTTCTCTAAAGTCTGTCGGTACTCCAAGAGCTCTGATCCAATTGTGGAGTTGAATATAATTTTCTAAATTTTCATCAACTAAAAATGTAATATTAAAATTTGCATAATTAATATTTCCTTCAATTGGAATTGGCACAAGATAAGTTGGTATATCAATTTGTCCCAGAGATATTTCTGGTATTGATATTGTTTGACAAAGATATGCTACCTTTGGTGCTTTTTCTAAAACAAATTTAAATCCAATAGGCGACAAATAATTATTATTATTTACTTGTTCATCATACCATCTGGCCGCCATGTCAACTTCCCAAGCTACTTATTATTTAGACATAAAAAAAGGACCCCGAGGGGTCCTTGATAAATGTGAGCAAGACTCACATTAGGTTGTCTACTAGAACACGTCTGTAGTAAACGTTTGCGTTAGCGGTTAGAGCACCTTCGCCTTGGGTTAGACCCTCTGCAAATGGGTTAGCAACCATACCGTAACGAGTCTTGAAGCCGATCTTAGGCTGGAATGTATCCTGACCAACGGCACGAACCATTTGGAGAGGAACATATGGGCAATAGAAGAGACCAGCATCATAAGGAGAAGAACCCTTATAACCCATTACGAAGAAGTGACGATCAGCAACGTTAGCGGAATATGGATCAACATAAACCTTGATGCGACCATTGAGGGTTCCAACCAGAGTTGAAGAAGTATCATCAACACCAGTTAAACCGTTGTTACCATTGAGAGCAGGGGTGTAATCTAGAACACCAGCCATGCCGAGTGCCGAAGCAACGTCAGCAGAACAGATGATAAAGTTACCCTTTCCTCTACGAGTCTGTTGACCGATTGCATTTGCTTCGCGCTCGATCTGGAATAGAAGACCCTTGAACTTCTCAACTGACCAACGACCGTTGGAGTCAACGTCTAGGTCAAAGATACCTGCAGCAGCAGTGTTGTTCTGAGCACCAATTTTAGCAATCTTGTAAACGGTACGAACAACTTCGCGGTTGATTTCAGCGAGAACCTCGGTTGAGAGGATATTCGCTAGTTCGGTCTCAGCATCAAGACCATGGATAGCCTTGAGGTCTTGTGCGAGTTCTAGCGAGTACTCAGCCTTGAGTGCGCGTGACTTTGCAGTTACGGTTACTTTCTCGATTGAGAAACCCATCTCACGGAAGTGATTACCAGAACCATCGCCAAGTGCTTCTGACTGAGCAGTGGTCATACCTTGTCCACCGATGGTGTAGGTGCCGCTGTCATTTAGAAGACCAGGGTTGGTGCCAGTCATGTCGTTGGAAGCGAGTGAATCACCGCTGTTCTCCGACGAATGCTCGGTATCAACTTCGTTATAGAATGCTTCGTTAGCAGCACTACGGGTTGTACCACGAGTAGCACGCATAGCGAAGATGAGTCCAGTAGGACCTGTCATTGGTTGAACACCGCAGATGTCATAAGCAATAAGCTTAGGCATCGAACGACGAATGAGTGAAATTAGAACTGGATCGAAACCTGCAACTGGACCAGTTGCGGTTGATGAACCTGAGAAACCTGTACCGCCAAGTGAGTTGGTAGGTGCAGCCTCAGCAAGCATTCCACGCTCTTCACGTAGGAAACGCTCTTGGTTTTCTAGCAGTACTGAGGTGACAGCCTTCTTGTAAGAATCCTGAATTGGTTCAGCATCTTTGTGCTCAAGAATGGGTGCCCACTTTTCCTGCAATTGCTCTGACATGAACATTTGCTTTCTCCTTGAAAAATGAGTGTTGTGTTAATTGAATAACAAATACGTAATTATTTATAAAATATAAAACTATTACGTTTGTTTATTTGGACCAGCGGGAAATTGCCTGCATATAAACAGACATCGCATCTCCGACAGGTTGTTCTACTACAGGAGCATCCTCTACTGCAGGTGCAGCTGTTTTAGAGAAATATGACTCCTTAAGAGTTTCGATCTTCTCACGAAAATCTTCCTCTGAGGTGAACTCTACACCTTCGGATAAACTCATGAGTTTATCTTTTTGTGTTTCAGCAAGTCCAACAGAAACTTCGCTCACAATCCCATTCTTAATATAACCACCGAGTTTCTTATGCATCTCAACGTTAAGTGCGATCTGCTCATTGAGCTTCTCTTCCATAACGTTAAGTTGTTCGTTTGCTTCAGCAGCAAGTTCGAACTGCTCTTCGGGAACTTCAAGATAGTTCTCAGCGAAGAGATTTCTGATTCCGTGCATTAGGTTCTCAGCAATCTCGGTCTTAATACCGTTATCGATTGCGAGAGCATTTTGCTCAACCCACTTCTCAGCAACAAAAGTGAGGTATGAGTCGATTTGCTCGGACATTTCTGTTTTGAATTCAGTAACAGCCTCTTCGAATGCCTGCTCATATGCTTCATTCATTAGAGCAACTTCTTCGTTGATCTTTGCTGTTACTGCTGCTTCGAAGATGAGTTTTGCTTTGTCTCTGAATTCTTCTGTAAGGTCTGAACCAGATACAAGAGCGTTAAGATCCTCGTCGAAGGAATACTGAACAGTCTCCTCTTCGATGAATTCGCCATCTTCTTCTGTCTCCTCTTTTTTGAGAGAATCTTGCTTATCTGCCGACGCCGCAGAAGGCTTAGTTGTGGGAGCAGATGCACCCTTCATCTTGGCAGCAACCTTCTTACCGATTGACTCGGTATCATCAGGACGACCTGATGTTGGGGTTGGACCACCAATTTCTTCTGCTTCGTTGTGTAGATCAGATCTTTCAGCAGCCGCAGCACCTTTGGTTACTACGTTTGAACCTTCTTCAAGATCCATGGTTTCAAGTTCTTTTGACATTAGATTGTCTCCTGTCTTTTCTTTTACGGAATTTTCGTGTAATTATTTATATATGCAAATAATTAAAGACTTCTTAGGAACGCGGCAAATGCTTTTACCTTACGTTCTTGAAGATTAATTAGTGATGATTGATCAATTTCATTCTTAATTGCTGCGATTGCAGATTCTTTTAGAATTCCATTTTCCCAAACCCACTCTTTACCTTCCATAATTCCGTCAACAAAAGCATCAGGAGCAGAAGGATCGGCAACGATGTCTGCTGCAGTTGCAAGCATAAAATCTTCGCCAACGTAATTTACTCCATTCTTCTCAGTCATAGAACCAAGACCTCTGGAGGAAACCCCAAGTTTAACTCCATCATCCAATAAACTCTTAGCAATTTTACCCATAGGGGTTTCTAAAAGTTTTGCCTTACCAATGAAGTTATTTCCTTCTCTTTGCAAAGAAAGAATTTTATGAGAAACACGATCTAGATTAATGGTTGGACCATCAGGGTGACCGAGTTCTCCGAGAGCTCTGCCTGTTCCAACAAAGTTCTCATTATATTTAGTAACTTCGCGCTCAAGGATATTTACAGGATAGTTTCTACCGTTGCGATTGGTCAAATCTCCCTGAAGGAAAATGCCTTCAATATAGTAGTTTTTCTTACCATCTGCTTCCTCGGTAAGAACTTGAATATCTTCAATATTTTCTGTAATTAGTTTCATCATTCTTCTTCCTCCGTTTGATTGAAAATGTTTGCTGCCACATCAACCTTTCGTTGTTGGATGAGATCATATGCTTTTGATTGCAAAACGTCTCCCACAAGTTCAATCGTTTGCGCGTTATTTTTTGTAAAAATACTGTCGAAAATTTCTGTAGACATAATAATAATTTAATCTCCTATCTAATTATTTAGAATTCTGCTTTTTTCAGATCTTTTGGATCCGCCTCTACACCTTGATCTCCCATTTGCGGAGGACCAGTTTCTTCTGGTGCCATGGCATTTGGATCCATAGCAGCATTAGGATCTTGCCCTGCTAATGCTGGATCCATCATTGCATTTGGATCGACAATCTTACCATCAGCCATTTCTTTTTCAATTTGTTTATCGATCTCTTTAAACTCTTCTTCTGTTTGTCTGAGAATATTTTTACGAATTTGTTCAATAGAAAAATACTTACCAACAAAAGGATCCATGGTAGCAACGAGATTCATTCTCTCGTTTTGCATCTCCATATCCTTGAGTTCATTAAAATAATTGTTAGCAACAAAATCATATTGAATATGATTTTTAATTTGATCCCAATCTTCTATTGTTAAAACTCCTTTCAAAAGAAGTTGTGTTTTTAAGATATCTTGAAAAAGATCCGAGAAACGCTTACGAAGACGATTGATAAACTGTTGGAACTTAAGTTCGTCTCTGGTAATTTCAGTTGAACGACCGATGTTAAATGTGGTTTCGGTTTCTAATCTTGAGTTAGGAACGTTGAGTGACTTGTACAGTTTCTTTTGGAAGTACTTAACATCTTCAAGTTCTCCAAGATTCTGACCACCAGGAAGAGTTGTGATCTCTGTACCACGCCCACCTTCTCTACGAGGCAACCAGAAATCTTCAAGCATACTCATAAACTTTCGGTCATCTTTAATCTCGCCAGTGTTAGCGTCATACACTAACTTGTTTCTGTAACGAGACATAACCTCACGGAGATATTGTTCTGCTTTAATCTTCGGTAGGTTACCGACATCGATGTAGAAAATTCTACGTTCTGGCGCACGAGATAAGCGGTAAATAACCAGAGAGTCTTCGATCATGCGGAGTTGGTTTACCGCTTTGATTGCTTTATGTAGATGCGATAGCACCATGTTTTTATTCATATCAAAAATTCCAGAGTGGCAATAAGTAACTGCATCTGGAGCAATTTTGATTCCTTGAACGTCACCAGCTTTCAATCCCTTTCCATTGTAAATGAAGTACTCAACAGTCTTCTGCATGAACGCTTCTTGCGGATCACTTGGATCTGTTCTTAGTGGTCTATTCTCTACTTCGACTACTTTACGAATTTTTCTTGGATCGATATATCTTAATTCAATGATACCTTCTCCAGGATCTTTAACATCAATAACTTTATGGTAAAATAATCTTCCATCGACATACCAACGACGGAAGATCTCATAAGACTTATTTTCAAAATCTAGAAGTTCCAGAACAAAATCAAATTCCTCACGAATCAATTTTTTGACTTTATCGCTGACTCCTTTTATATTATCTAAATTGATTGAAATTGGGACATCATTATAATCACCACAAATAGTTTCATTGACAATATCATCTACAGCAGAATCGCACTCTGGCTGTAGAATCATGTCACGATATCTTTGGATTAACTCCCATTCATTTTTTACAGTTCCATCAATATCAACATAGTAACCATAATGACCGCCAGCGGCAATCGGAGTTGCGCCATCCTGATTGTCTTTCTGCACAAAAGAAGGCCCTTTCGGAACCTTCTTTGCTCTCTCTATAGAGTATCCAAATAATTGTGACATTGTATAGTATCGAAGATTAGTCCGATACTATTTATCAATATAAAATTACGTTGTTGCAGTGGTATCAGGATCAATCTCAACGTCAGTTTCACCGACTTCTGGTTTCCAATATTGAACTTGTAGTTCAACAGTAAACTCTTCGATCGCATCATTAGATCCAAAATCTAGATCAATTGAAGATACATTTGAAGGCCAGCAATCATAGAACTTATACGATCTTACTGCGTTTCCTCTTCTATCTAGTTGAGTAACTTTCATATCTTTCATGTATCTGAGATAATCAGTCCCAGCTGCATCTGCAGGTGAACCATAATCAATCTCAGTTGCATTTTCATCATAAAGTTGAATTGCTTCCATCCACTTCTCAAACCAAGAACGTAGTCTATAGGTTGTATCGTTATGAACTGTAATTGTCCAAGGTTCGAATGTACGATCGCCAGCGATCTTAAGCATTCTTCCACGGAAAGGAACTTCAATAACTCCTACAGTTGAAGCAGGAATTTGAGCTGCCTTAACTTGGAATCCGCCAAGAACTCTCATGCTATTTACTGGATCTCCAGATGCACCACCAGCACCAGAAGCAGAAGTGATTAAATCGGTTACTGCCTCTGGGAAATCGATGTCAACTTGGAATAGATTAGGTCTTGCATAATCTACGTTTGAATTTGCTTTGAATGAGGTAATTCTACCTCTGATATTTTGTGTTGCCATTTGTGTTAGCCTCCTCTTTTATTTTTAATAATTAAATTACGATGCGACTTCTTCAAAGGCAACACCAGTTCTGGTTGCAATGAAGGAAATTGTGATAAAGTTAATTGTTCTTGTTGGTTTGATATAAATCTCAGCGTAGAACTCTCCTCTATCTACAGTTTCAGGAGTATTGTTAGTGTTATCGCACTTAACTAAGAAATCTGTAACACCTCTTCTTCCTTGAATATTTCTTAGATATGGTTCAACAAAATTTCTAAATTGTGATCTGCTGGTTTCATCATTTTGAGAGAATAGAAGTGCTTTTGCAGATCTTCCAATAACCTTTTCAATTGTTAGGAATAAACGACGAACATTAATTCTATCAAATGCAGAAGCATGTCCTAGTGCAGTTTTATCACCAAAAAGAACAATACCTTGACCAGGGAAGGAAACAACAGGATTGATTCTTTCGCTATAAAGTTCATCTCTTTGTGCTTTATTTGGAGAATATGCTAATTTAATTGCATTTCTTAGAACTCCTCTTTGGAATCCTGCAGGAGAGAACCAAGCATCAGCATTTCTAGCAGTGGTGAGGCAAAGACCAGCCATATCTCCATTGCAAGGGATATAACGATATACATCGTTATATGCATCGTAGATATACTTATATCCACTATCAAATGCCATGTAAGAACTTGATGGGAATTTTGAGAAATAATTAGTTAAATTTTGTGTAATTACTTGGGAATCCGTTATTCCAATAACATCGGATCTCTTAGGAGAAACAAATGTCATGCAATCTCTTCTTGACTCAATCGTGTTTAAGATTGCTTGCATTTTGGCAAGTGCTTGAAGATCATCTGAACCCATTGCTCCAGGAATGATAAAGTCGATATCTTCTGCTTCTGGATCAGAAAGTAGATTTAAAGCAGTTTGATAATCAGTTGCACTCCAAGTGTATTCATCTACACCACTTCCTAAAACATATTGTATCGTTGAGGAATCTTCAAGACCCAATTGCGATTGACCCGAGATAGGATTTGTGACCGAATATGTAGCAGACTTGTATAGCGTAAATTCCGAGTTGCTAGCAGTTGTTCCTGGTGCAACTGTATTGTCACCATAAGACCACACATCAATATCGTTATGATCTCCAAAGTAAATATAATTTGATTTTAAAGCGACAACTTCAGGCGCATAATTAACTTCTCCATTTGGAGTTTTAGCATCAGAAGCTTTCGATAAACCAATAAACTTTTCTAGAATAGTATTTGGTGTTCCTGTGATAGTTCCCTTTGTATCAACCACAACAATATGAAGTTCATCTTTGTAACCATTCTTTCCTGCAACAACAGGAGAAGTGCCAGGACGAACACCGATCGATGACCATCTCAAACCTTTAAATACTTCTCTTGATAGATATTCCTTTGCTACTGAACCAATGTTTACTGTGTTGGAGTTTGCATCAGTAATATCATTTCCAGCGACAAAATCGATAGAATTTCTGTCCGTTACTGTTAATAGTTTTCTTGTCACAGTTTCAACAACAGCAGTTACACTACCTTGTACAAAAGTATCTGTTGCGATTAAGACTCCAGAATAACCATCGCTAAATTCAATTTCAATGGTCTTGGTGTCTGAATCGTATGCTAGTACTGTTGCAGAATTTCCTCCAATAGTGCAAGCGCCAGCGGCAGGAGTGCCGACAATAGTATTTA